ATTAAAGCGGCGCTAAACCGGCGCTCAAGCGGCGCTGAACCGGCGAAAACCCATAAGAATAAGAATAAGAATGAGAATAAGAATAATAATGAGAATAAGAATGAGACGGTAAGTCTCAATTCTTATTCGAATGATAGTAGTAATATTAATAGCCTTCCGAGCATTTCCGTTTTCTGTGCCGATGGACAGCCTGGGTTTATAGACCCCGCTGTCATCGGCCATGCAGCTGAGAAGTACCCTGATATTGAATGGGACAGCTTCAAGGCATTTTTCCAAACCTACTCATATAACAACCCTGCTCCAGACAAGGAGCATCTCAACGATTATTTTATGGCCTTTGTGAATCAAGCTTTCGGTTCCAAGGCCGGAGGAGTTATGCATGTATGAGAAAGTGAACCCGTCCCATCCGGACAAGGTTGCAGACAGAATAGCAGGTGCCATCGTTGACCTTGCTTATCGTAAGAAGCAGAACCCGCGCATCGCCGTTGAGGTCCTTATTGGCCATGGCCACTGTTTCATTATCACCGAGTCAACTGTTGAGCTTAATCCCGAAGATGTATTCAAGGCCGTGTACCGTATCACAGGCAGCCGCAAGATTGCCATTGACTTCACACAGGCACAACAGGACCAGCACCTCTCCGACAATCAGGCCGAGGGCTTCAGGTGTGGTGACAATGGTATTTTCAAGGGAGTGCCGGTTACCTATGAGCAGAAGAGACTTTGTTCAATTGCAGACCTTCTTTATCAAGCCTTCCCTTCTGATGGCAAGTTCATCCTTGACGGTGACAAACTTATCATCTGCCAGAGCCACGCCAAAGAAGAAGATCTACTGATGATTCATCCGGATGCAATTTGCAATCCACTCGGATATTGGACAGGCGGCCCGGATGTAGATAGCGGAGCAACCAACCGTAAGCTGGGTTCTGATATGGGTGATTCAATCACAGGTGGTGGCCTTCATGGAAAGGATCTGTCAAAGGCCGATGTATCCGTGAACATCTATGCATGGCTCAAGGCGCAGGCCACAGGAGAGGTTGTTGAGCTGTCTTGTGCAATTGGGGATGAGTTTGTGGACGGCAAGCCCTACTCAGAGATTGTTGAAACAGCCAGAAATTATATCGACCAACTCGGTGGCTTTGAGAAGTTTGCCGAATGGGGACTTGTGAGGTAAAGCAAATGGTCAACTTGGATATGGAACTACTGAAAGAAGAATACAAGAAGATGATTGCTAAGTATCTGTCAGATCGGTGTAAAGAAGACCCCTATTTGGCAGAGGCAGTCCAGAAGCCCGGCAAGACCCTTGATGGGGTTGTCAAATATGTGACCTCGGAAGCCAGGAAGAAAGCAACCGGAAACGTTGCCATTATTCCCGACTCCGAGGTTTACGACTGGGCTGTTCATTACATTCTGGAAGATTCTCTCGACTTTGAGGAAGGCAAGGAAAAGAGACCCAAGGAAGAGAAGAAAGAACCGCAGCCAGAAAAGAAGAAGCCCGAACTTAAGGTTATCAAACCAGAGAAGACAATTGCAGACGAACTGCAGCTGTCATTTGAGTTCTGATCAGGGGGAAAGGATGAGATATCTGTACGAAAACAAGAAATTCGTTGCCCGACAGAACAAGCGAGTCAACATTTTCCCGAAGATTGACGGGGTGGACATGCAGACCTACATTGATGAGGCCTACGGCCACTGGTTCACTAATGGCTGCACCGGTTACTTTGGCTTTATTGAAAAGGATCCTTTTGCAGGCATCTGTGAGGTTGTCTATGGCGTGCGCTGGAACCTCAAGGAAAAGAGAAACATCATTCAGAAACTTCTTGTAATTCCCGAAGGTAACAGAGTCCCGCTTATTCGCAACTGTTATTACCGCTGGGGCGGAATGGGTCAGGGTTTTCATTCCTATGGCTATGATGGCAAAGGCAAGAAATTCGGTTCTTCATACTATGGAGACCTTCCCTACTCTTTGGACTTTGATTATTTGGAGCCGAACTTCCCGCTTGAGAAGGTCTATCTCGACGAACACTACATTACAGCTGAGGCAATAGCAGCCATTGATCCGAGCCTGAAATACAACAACTTTAATCTACTGGGCTCAATAGATTTGACCGCTATTGAGTACATCCGGCTTTATCGTAAGCATCCAACCATTTGTGAAATGCTTATGAAGATGGGACTGTCCAGGTTCCTCAATGAAAAGACAATCAAGATGCTTGAGGATAACAGGGACTTTGCTTTTTGGTTGGCCAGAAACGCCAGGGATATAGCAAGTACAAGGATGGCGCCCAGAACAGCCTTCAATGCCTATAAGAAAAATCCTTCTGGGGATCCTATGGATTATGCACATTCATTGGAGTGTCGGTGTGCTGTTGGTCGGGAGATAGCCTTTGCAAACAAGAAGGTCTATCGCAAGGCCATAAAATATGCCACGCAAGAGCGCATCTTGAGATACCAGGAAGAACAGAATATCAGCAGCCAGTCTTATGGGGATTATCTGACAGCCTGTGACTGGCTCAAGCTGGACTTCTCTGACACAAAGGTTCTCTTTCCGCACAACTTCAGGGAAATGCATGACCTTTACACGGCCCAGTATTTTGAATGGGTTGCTGCCCAGGAAAAAGAAAAGGCCAAAAAAGAAGCTGCGGCTCTGAACATCAAAATGAGAAAGACAGCTGAGAAATTTGCCTTCCTGGGACAGTTCTCCGAAGACGGTATTTGTGTCTTTGTTGCCAAGACCAAAAGCGAACTGATTGATGAGGGAGCCGCATTACATCACTGCGTTGGCCGGATGGATTATGACAAACGACAGGCACGGGGTGAAAGCGTGATTTGCTTCATCCGTAAGGCAGACCAGCCGTTCGTTCCGTATGTTACTGCAGAGGTCAGGATTACTGATCAGCAGCTGAGAATCAGCCAGTGCTATGGGGATGGGGACAGGGCTGTTCCTGAATTAGCGGGATTTACCGCTGCTTGGATGAAGGCCGCCAATAAGGAGTACAAGAAACGTGAAAAGTCAGCTTGAGCAGATTATTGAAGAGTTTGCCGGTCTCAGTGACCGATATAACAACGAAGGGGAAGCCCTTGAAACAGAGAGCCTTGAATGTCTGAAAAATGATTCTGCAAAGTCAGTGGTTTTGGGACGTCAGGCTTCCTTCTCTTTTGGAATAGCGAAGGGGATAAAAATAGCGCTTAGCGTCTTAAAACAGAAGCGATTTGAACTGGAGGAAAACAAATGAGCGAAGGATCTGTTCTTTATTGGATTTTAGTGATACTTGCAGCTTCTGCAGGCGCAGCCATCTTGTATAAGCCTGTCTTAAAGGCTATTGAGGGCTACACGATGCAGATAAACACATTGTGCATCAGGGCCTATGCACAGGCAAAGACAAGCGGGTTCTATGAGGGAGATATAGACTCTATTGAGTTCAAGAGAGATTCGCTTGATCTGATTACCGGAGAGGTTATCGAGGCCATTTCAGCTCTGGTTAACAACGATCTGGCTGAATTTAGACCAAAAACAACAGGCCTCTCTAAAACCGAAGCCTTTGAGATTGAGCGCAAGGACACACTTGAGGATGAACTAGCCGACATTGTCATTCTGGCCATGTCCTTCTGTGGGGCGTATCACATAGATCTTCAGAAAGCCATCGAGGAGAAGATGTGGTACAACTCCACCCGCCCTTATCTTCATGGAAAAAGGGAGAGCTTGAACGGATGAATGCCAAGGAATATCTGCAACAAGCGTTTAAAATCGACAGACTTGTGAAGTCGAAGATTGAGCAAGTGGCCAAGCTTGAGAGTCTTGCTACTACTGCCACGCAGAACAATTTCAGTTTAGCTGGGGTCCCAACTTCTCATGATGATAGTCATGGCTCAAAGATTGAGAACCTGGTTGTAGACATTGTCATTCTAAAGGAACAAGTCAATGCCCAGACTGCAGAACTCCTAAAGCTTCGGGGTGAGATTCAGCAGACACTTGGAAGGATAGACAATCTGACGGTCAGATTCTTACTTGAGGAAAGATACCTTCTGTACAAGAGCTGGGATGAGATTTGTTACGAGACCGGATTCAGCAGGGACTATGTTTACAGACTACACAGACAGGGTCTGTCTTCTGTTGAACAAATTAGGGGAGAAAAAAGATGAGAGCAACATTGGAAAAGGGCGTACACGTTCAAAGGTATTACTGCAGGTTCTGTGGACAGGCTGAGGTTCTGACTGATGAAGAAGAAGTGTTCTGCAGCAATTGTGGCCTTCCATTGGAAGTAATTAACAAACCGGACATTCCGGAAGTTACCATTAAACATCCGGTTCTGGAAGAAGAACTACCGAAAGAGAAAAAGAAACCGGGGCGCAAACACAGGCCCAAAATTGGTACTTGTGGGACTTGTGAAAAGGCTTTGAAAGCTGAGTTCAATTACACATGTAAGGAAACGTGCGAGATGGTTTATGCCGAGGAACTTGCTTGTAAGCACTACAAGCACGGGGTGCCTGTAGGAGAACGCCCAGGTGCATCTTATACCGGCAATGAGAGAAGAAAGACAAAGGAGGAAGCCTGTGAAGAAAATTGAAGAAATGGCAAAGACGCCCGGATTGAAGATTCTCCAGCTGGGATCTGATGGGTTTAGGGGAATATTGAAATATAAACAGTTTGTCGGATCCGTGATTGTTTCCTGGGGAAAAGGTTGGGAGCATGTGAGCGTTTCACATAAAAATCCCAACTATATTCCTTCTTGGAACGACATGTGTGCATTCAAGGAAATGTTCTTCAAAGACGATGAATGGGCAATGCAGTTTCATCCGCCTGTCAGTGAGTATGTTAACAACATGCCGAACTGTCTGCACTTATGGAGACCGACAAAAGAGACTATGCCTACTCCACCCTCTATTCTGACAGGGTTCAAGGGAGCAAGGCTGACAAATGGTTCAAAAGGGGTAAAGGCATGAGAAATACAAAGATTGAATGGTGTACTATGAGTTGGAACCCTGTCACGGGATGTCTGCATGGTTGTCAGTACTGCTACGCCAGAAGAATAGCAAACCGCTTTGCTTCAAAGGATCCGGCCGCAGTTATAGAGACTGCAAATTGCAATAGCATTCATGTTGTGCCGGAACTGAACAGATATAAGGGAAAGGTTGAGCCATATCCGTTTGGCTTTCAGCCTACTTTTCACTCTTATCGTCTTGAAGAACCGGCACGGACAAAAAAGCCCCAGGTGATATTTGTATGTTCGATGGCGGATCTGTTTGGCAGATGGGTACCAGACGAATGGATTGTAGAGGTTTTTAATGCTTGCCTTGCTGCGCCACAGCATAAATACCTCTTTTTGACAAAGAATCCGGATAGGTATGATGAGTTGATTGATAAGGGATTGATCCGGGCGGAATATAAAAACTTCTGGCTTGGTTCTACTGTTCCAGACATGACAACGCGTGCTCATTGGAATGCTAGGAACCACACCTTCTGGAGCTGCGAACCACTTATGGGACCTTGGTTGCACGGTTCACTCAATATGGACAATGCTAAGTATTCTAAGTATTTTCCGGAATGGGTTATCTTGGGTGCTGAGACTGGGAACCGAAAAGGCAAAGTAATACCAACGAAGAAATGGATTGAAGACATAGTTAAAGATTGTCGCTTAATGGGCGCAAAGGTTTTTATGAAAGACAGCCTTGTTCCCATTGTGGGAGAGGAAGCAATGCTTAGGGAGTTTCCGGAGGGGTTGAGATGAACACTTCGTTTTGGGTTGGCTTTCTTGTTGGCGCAATTGTTGGCACGAGCGTCTTGTCGGTAGTCGTGGCAATCTTAATTGATAGGAGAAAGTGATTCATGAACATATTAACGCAAGAAGAGTTTAAAGAAAGACTTGGCTTAATACCTTCCGAAGCAAATGAGGTTTATGTTGGAGACAAGAGCATGTATAACAAATGCTGCTCTATATTTCAAACGGGAACGCCTACGGAAGAAGGGTGGTATCTTGTAGAATTCAAAGATCATGGCAAAGGAAACATTCCTTATGACGTTGTCCGTTGGACTGGCAAATGGGGAATATATTGGGAAATTCCAAAAGAAGAAATTGTTGCATGGTGGAAGATAGTGCCTTCAGGGAGGAATAATGAGCATAGAAGTCATGGCTGTGCCGAACAGTTACAAAGTTGATTGTCCGTTTTGTAGGACACGGTTTAAGTTTACAAGGGAAGATATGACGGATAACATTAACTGTCCAACTTGCGGAAATAAGTTGTCAATCCGGAATCTGGCGGGAGAAATGAGTTCTCTGGTTGAGCCGTTGTTTGGCGGATGTGTTGATGGTTTTTCTGTTGATTTGACATAAAAGATAATGAAGTTAAGGCCTGCGGGGTGACCTGCAGGCTTTTTTATTTGCCCCAAAGTGCAAGTTGAGTTCCACTTCAGTTCCACCAAAAACCTACTAAATTCCTACTAAATTCCTACTAAATACACACTTGTAATTATGGGGTTGCAGTGAGAATGTATATTTGTAGTTTTGTATCCATGAGTAACCTCCGAATGGAAAGTCCAGAAGACCCGCCCAACAACCAGGGCGGGCTTCTCTTTGTTATCAAGGAGATTGTGATGCCTTATTCACCAAAGAAACCCTGTAAGTATCCGGGGTGCAATCAGCTGACCAATGGCACTTATTGTGCGCAGCATGCCAGCGTAATGTACAAGAGATACAACCAGGAGCGCAGGGATCCGGCAATCAACGAGAGATACAACAACGACGAATGGAAACAGATCCGGGAGCAATACATCGTTGCAAAGCCGTTCTGTGAGATGTGCAGGAAGTATGGAAAGCTAAACAAAGCGGTAGAGGTTCACCACATTGTTCCTCTGGCTGAAGGTGGTACAAACAAATTCAGTAACCTCATAAGCCTGTGTCATCGGTGCCATGCAAAGATTCACGCACAACGTGGCGACAATCTTAACAAGAAGAAGGAATACACTTACTGACTTTCGTGGCCGGGAGGGGGGCTTCAAATCTCTGTGGTTACCCTCCTGTATAGCCCGTGCAAAGTCTCGTAAATAAAAATTTGATTTCAAACAGGGGGATAGGCCCCCCTTGGGAGGACTATGGCGAAGGATGGGACAGCAAGAGGAGGCGCCCGCCCTGGAGCCGGCAAAAAAAGGAAAGCTTTGGCTGAAAAAATTCTTGAAGGAAAAGCGACTGCATCAATTGATGTTCCGGAGTTAAAAGTTGAAAACGATTTGCACGGAATTGACATGCCGCCTGTGAGTGAATACATGGAAGCTCAACAGCACAACGGCATACCTATCAAGGCAAAAGAAGTATTCCAAAGGACATGGTTATTTCTGACGACCTGCGGTTGTGAACTTAAAGTAAGCAAGAATTTACTTGAGCATTATTCAATGAATTATGCCAGGTGGATTCAATGTGAAGAAGCAATCAGTCAGTATGGCCTACTTGCCAAACATCCAACAACCGGTGGAGCAATGGCTTCTCCGTATGTTCAGATGAGCCGGGAATATTCCAAGCAGGCGAACCAAATATGGTATCAAATCTCACAGATCATTCGTGAAAACAGCGAGGTCTATGTTGATACGCAACGGGTCCAAAACGACACAATGGAGGCTTTGTTGTTGAATGGACGCAAAGGGAAAGGGGCATGAAAACAGAAAAGATAGTTTGGTGGTCAATTGACCGCATAATACCTTACGAGCAAAATCCTCGGAAGATATCAGACAAGGCCGTTGAGGTTGTTGCTGAATCTATCCGAGAGTTTGGTTTCAAAAACCCGATACTTGTTGACAAGGACGGGGTGATAATTGCCGGCCATACAAGAAGGCTGGCAGCGCAGAAGCTGGGCTTTGAATCTGTTCCGGTAATCGTCTGTGACGACCTTACCGAACAACAGGTCAAGGCTCTCAGGCTGGCCGACAACAAGACTTCAGAGTTTTCTGAATGGGACCCTGAGATGCTTGATGCCGAATTGCTGGAAGTAACCGACCTAGACATGCAGGCGTTCGGCTTTGATATTTCAGAGCCACCCTCAGAAGTTGTTGAGGATGATTTTGACGAAGAGTCAGACGAGGTTGAAGCCAAGTGTAAAACCGGGGAAATCTGGGTGCTTGGTAACCACCGTCTGATGTGTGGTAACACTGCAAATCCGGAAGATATGTTAAACCTCATGGGGGGGGGAAAGGCAGTGATGTGTTTCACTGATCCACCCTACGGAGTGGCTATCGGTGACAAGAATAAAGACCTGGATGAGATACAGAAGTCGGGCCGTATAACTAAAAACATCCAAGGGGACACGCTGTCCACCGAGGAGCTGCATGACCTGCTTGTGAAGGCAATGTCCAACATACGCCAGGCATGCAATGAAGATGCGGTCTATTTTGTTACTGCCCCACAAGGCGGGAGCCTGGGGATCATGATGATGATGATGAAGGAGGCTGGTCTTGAAGTCAGACACAATCTGATTTGGAAGAAAAACACAGCAACCTTCTCTATCGGCCGCCTGGATTACGATTACCAGCACGAGCCGATTTTTTATACCTGGACCAAGAGTCATCACAATTACAGACGCAGCGGAAATCATACAACCATCTGGGAGTATGATAAGCCCCGCAAATGTGACCTGCACCCGACCATGAAACCGGTAGAGCTGGTTGCAGCATGTATTCTTGACGGCTCCAACGAAGGGGACATTGTGATTGATGGATTCGGCGGTTCCGGAACAACAATCATTGCGTGTGAACAGCTCCATAGGCATGCACGCGTCATGGAAATAGATCCTCATTACTGCGATGTAATCATAGCGAGGTGGGAGAAGATGACAGGTCAGAAGGCGGTGAAGGTCGCCTGAGATTATGGCGAAAAGGAAACTACACTATACACCTACTCCGTTCATGGCCAAGACATCGTTTTACGATAAAGATGCTGCAGACTACGCGGTAAACTTTATCCAATGCTTAAGTCATACCAAAGGCATCTGGGCTGGAAGACGGTTTGAGTTGTTGCCTTGGCAAGAACAGATAATCCGAGACCTATTCGGGACGGTGAAAAAGAATGGATATAGGCAGTTCAATACTGCGTATATAGAGATACCAAAGAAAAACGGAAAGAGCGAACTGGCCGCGGCCGTTGCCCTACTGCTCCTATGTGGAGACGGTGAGGAACGTGCCGAGGTTTATGGCTGTGCAGCTGACAGACAGCAGGCTTCAATTGTTTTTGAGGTTGCCGCCGATATGGTGCGCATGTGTCCGGCATTGAACCGGAGAGTGAAGATAAACGCCTCTACAAAAAGGCTGATGTATCTTCCGACAAACAGCGTTTACCAGGTTCTGTCTGCAGATGCGTTTTCAAAGCACGGCTTCAATGTAAGCGGTGTGCTTTTTGATGAGCTGCATACACAGCCGGACAGAAGACTCTTTGACGTTATGACGAAGGGCTCTGGTGATGCCAGAACCCAGCCGCTGTTTTTCTTGATAACGACAGCGGGAACAGATACAAAA